TCTCATAGATCGAGGTGCGCTTGGTGAAGCTGGCAACAGTTTCCAGGTTCTGCGTTTGCGTTCCACGGAAACGCTGGTTCTTTTCGCGGCCAGCGTCTGCCTTAGAAGTGCTGCTGGGGGCTTCATCCTTGAGCCTTCCGCCAAGCATGGCTTGGAGCAGCGCATCATCAAGATCCTTCTTTCTTTGCGCGGCTTCGTCGTCATTGCCACGTTTCTTAAGATCGCTCGCGTCTTTCTCTGCGATGAAGTCTGACAGTATCTTTTCTGCGGCCTCAATGTCGCCGTCGTAATACTGATCTTCGATTGCAGTAGCAAGATCGCGCTCCGACATGCCAGACAACAGCGACTTGAAGATCAGCTGCTTGTCGATTGCCGGGAATCTGAGGTGCGTTCTTTCTGCCGGTTTTAACCTGTTATAGCTGTTTGCATTAAAGAACGAGTAGGCAAAACCTTCTGGAGTTGCAGAGCGCGCAGCCTTCGTTCTTGCGCTGCTGCCGCCGTACTTGCTGTGCATCTTCGAGCCTTCGGTTGGCTCGACCGGAGCCAGCGGAAGCTCAGCGTTGAAGCTACCCCAGAGAAGTGTCTTTTTCGTGTATGGGTTGCCGAAATGATTTGGATTGAACGACATCCGGTACGGAGGCAGTCCGGTCTGCTTTTCAATCCGACCAACAGGGTTTTCGATTGCCCAAACAGGCGGACGCAAATACTCAATCACGCGCATGGTCTGATAGACCAGCTCTTTTGATTTCTCGGTCTGGCCCGTGGCGTCCTTTTCGCCCCACCAGCGCGCGCCGCTCGCAGCGAAATCCGTACAGGGACACGCCGCAAGAACAGCCCAGGCATCATCGACGCCCATTTTCTGAAACCACTCAACATTCAGATTGCTGATGTCGCCTTCTTCGCCGTTGATCGAAATGGTTGGGTTGTTCGGGTCGCCAACCAGGTCAATCGTAATGACGTTGTATCCGGCTTCCGCCCAGGGACGCGCCCACATTCCAGTTGAGTCAAACAGGGAAATTACATATTTGTCGCTGTTGTCTGCGGCAATGGATAGAGTCTCGCCCTCGTTGAGAGCGTTTTCGCGCCAAAGGCCGATCATGTCGTTCGCTTCTTCTTGCGACATGAATCCGTGCTTTTTGGCGCGGTTTTCGGTGATAACCCTTTCTTCTGGCGCGGCTACCACAGCCGCCAAGGCTGGATCGTCCTTGGTTAGATCCTCAATATCCTTCTTGTCGAGGTAGCCAGCTGGCTGCCCATCGTCCTGGGTCTGCTCGCTACCCTCTACCGGACTGGCTTGGGTGTCGGTGCGCTGGTTCTGCGACCCTTCCGGACGCTGCGCGGTTTCGGCATTTCCGGCGTCTCCAGCTGTGCCTGCTCCTTGCCCTTCGCCAGCAGCTCCTTGGCGATTTCCTTGTAATGGGGTACGCCCTTGGCTTCCGCTGTTGTTACTAGCGCTTGCGCCAATACCGCCCGCGCCTTGGGTGAAGAGAGTTTGTTGCTGGCCACCTTGAGCCTCCTGGTTTCTGATGTTGGTGCGCTGCTCGATGACATCGACCGGCTGCACCTGGTCGCCGAACATGGATTCGGTGCTCTGCTCCATGACGGTATCGACGTACCCATTCAGTACGTCCACAATCTTGTCACGCCCAGCTGCTCTTGTCAGGCGCGCATCGAAGAAGCTCTTAACGAGCGCCACCGTCACCGGATCGCGCGGATTCAGCATATCCTCTTGAGCGACCCAATCCGCAGCAGACAGATTTTCTGCTCGCATCTGGCTTACAGCCTGCGCCGCCTCTACCAACTGCGGGGTGACATCGTACTCAGCTGGAATGCGGCCCGCATTGATCTCGTCGCGCATCTGCGCCCAGCGGCCAGCAATGTCCAGCAACGCCCCTGAGATTGAGCGAATATTGTTGTCGGTCGATTCAGTCATTTGAGCCAGGATTTCTGGATTCTCAAACGCTTTGCCCAGCATCGCATTCTCAATACGGCGCTTGCCGTCGATGCTCAGCTGTCCGTCGCGACCCATCATCTGATTGCGCTCAGACGCCGGGACCACGCTTTCGATGAACTTACGGACGAAATCACGGTTTGCGGCGCTGGTGACTTCGCCACCACGCCAAGCCCCCATAACCTGCATGGTCATTTTGGCGGTGTCAGATCCAGCCTGCTCGGTGCTGCTCATGCTCATCGTCGCAGACTGATTCGCCTCAATGACGAACTGGCGACGCTGGTTGTCGTCCATCTGTGTAGTGCGACGACGAACCAGGACCGGGCGCTCCATGTTTGCGGCTTCTGGGAATCCAGACTGCACGAGGAAGCGGCGATAGGCTTCTGCTTGAGCTCCGCTCATGTCATAAGCCATGTTGATTGCGCGAACGCGGCCATTACCTGATTCGATAATGTTGTCTGGGCCAATGATCGGCGCACCACGATCTGCTTCTGCGGAATAACCAAGGCGCTGCGGATCTAAGCCGGTCGCAATCTCACGAATCTGCGCATCACTCGATGCGCGCTCACGATCACGCGGCTGCAAGTCTGCGGTAGCTTGGCGCAAATTCTTGCCTTCGACGATCTCGTAATTCACGTCGATCTTCTGCCCGGTGACAGTAGAAACCTGTCCCTGATTCGCCGCCAGCGTGCCTCCGGCATTGGGCGACTCGATCGGGCTTACGCCTTGAACTTGCGGCTGCGGCTGCATTTGCTGAGGAGCAAACTGCTGCGGCATCTGCGGGTTCACAGTTTGAACTTGCGGATGCGCTACTTGTTCAACGGGCTGCGGCTCTGGCTCTGGCTTGTCGGCCTGCTCGTTCATGCCGGCAGTCACAGCGCCTGGAAGTGGTGCGCCTTCGCCGTACTGCTCCCAGGGGAATTGCACAACACGCAGCTGAGCATTCTCGGGATCAAGCGCTTGGCGCGCTGTTTGTTCTGCTGCGCCCGGTACTGGCTGCATCGAATCGACTTGGCGCTGCATTTCGCGCCCAATCTTTACGCCATCCGGGGTCATCGCGTCGATGGCTTGGTTTGCACCAATTTCCCCGACACCTGTTACAGCCTCGGCAACACCTTCAAGGACGACTTCGCCCATGTTGTCGATCTTGCCTTTTTCATTAAGCTGGGCCGCAGCTTCGCCGCCGCCGCCAAGTCCAGCTTGGGTTCCGATTTCAGCAGTAGCACCTGCAACCTTCGCTGTTTTGTCGCCAGCACCAGCAGCCTTCACGACTTTTCTTGTCGGCGCTGCAATGCGACTGGCCAGCCCCATTGAAATGGCATCGAAGATGGCGATTGGAATGCCGCGCTTAACGCCGCTTTCCTTTGCTTTGGCCATCAGCTCTTCGTTTTGGAACGCAGCAACGATCTTTTGCGGATCGTTCATATCGACGCCGGCTTGCTCCATCTGCTCGAGGACCGTATTCAGGTACTCAACCGCGAAGCTCATCGTGCCTGCGCCTGCGCCAGCACCAACGATTGCGCCGCCAGGAACCGGGGTCGCTGCACCAGCAGTACCACCAGCAATACCGCCACCAATGATCGGCACGGATTGCGGCAGCGATTCAAGAACGACAGCACCTGTCGCTTTCGGGTTAGTCAGAACTTCCCAAAACGAATTCCAGAAACCTTCTGCGTCACCGATCTCTTTCAATCCAGCTTCGACGCTTGGATCGCGAGGCGTCATGGTGCGATTGATTTCGGCAATATTCGCTGCAAACTCTTCTGGGCTCAGGACACCAGTAAGCGCTGCCAGCAGGTTGCCTTGCTTGCGCATGTTGTCCACACCGCGACCTGAGTAACGGCCAAGATAGCCGCCAGTAACGTCATCGATGATCTTTACTTGCTGGGGTGGTTGCAGGCGATCGTAGAAATTGCCTGGGGCGCTCATCACGTTTTCCCAGAAACTCGAATTCTCCTCTTGCTGTACCGGAGGCGGCGGGACTTGTGGTGCTGATGCGCCCCCAGCCGCAGACCTTGCCTTAGCTGCCGCCACGGCGTCATCAATCGAGCCAAATGATGGGTACTTGTTGCCAGAAGAAAGCGCAGCGGTTACTGCGTCATATTCATTAAGCTCCTTGCCTCCCCAAAGCGAAGGAATGTTGGTCGGCAAGCCGCCATTCAATCGAGGGTCAGTAACCGTAATGCTGACTTCCGTTGAGTAGCTGCCATCGCTGTTTAGGCGAGCAGGCAGCCCATCGTGGGTCATAAGAGGCTGTTCGCGGTACTCATCGCCAACATGCGGAATCATCACGTCCGGCGTTTGATAGGTGGGCGGCACAACCATCCCTTGCGGGTCGCCCTGGGGGGGAGGAGGCGACATGCGATCGCTGGATGGCCCCGAAAAAGTTTGCTCCCAAGGGTAAATAGGCTGAGCAAGTGGCGCTTCGATTGCCTTTGCTACAGGCGCTTCTGGGGCCGGAGCAGCGGCCTCACCGTACTGCTCCCACGGGAACTGAGCGCCAGCCATTAGAGTTTCTCCCAGCTACCAGGTACTGTGGGATCGCCACCCTTGAATCGATAAATGCCTGATGGAAGTTTTTGGATCTCACCCGGTACTGGCGGAGTGCTTCCCTGCTGTCCCATTACCAGTTTGGTGTGGTCGTTCGCAGCAAAGATATTGAAGAAATTATTGTCAATATCCTTCGTGCCGACACCAAAGACCGGAGCTCCGTCTCTTAGCGCCTGGCGTATTGCCAATACCGCCGCGACTGGATTCTGCGTTTGCTTGGTTATCTCGATTGCAGCGGATTCAAGCTGAGACTGCGCACCAGCGTCGTTATTTTTGAAACCAAACTCTTCAACAATGCCCTGGATGCCTTCGTTGACCGCCTTAAATACCTTGTCGCCCATTGAGTTGGCTTTGCTGTTTTGCGCTTGTGGCTTTGCAGCATCGCGACGCATATTGCCCTGCACCGCCTGCTCGCGAATTGCATCACCGCGCTGAGGCGTTGGAGAGAAATTCTGGGTCGGCATTCCGCCGCCAGCAAAGATCGGCAACCAGCGCGCCATATCTTCTGGAGCATTCTGCGCAGCATCAAATCCACGCGCACCCCCAAAGCTCTGCCACATTCTTTGCGTTTCTTGCGGATTCAGCATCATGGCGTTCGCCAATGCGCCAATCTTTTCCATGTCATAACCGCCGCCGGTTGGCGCAGTCATCACACGGTCTGGTGCAGCCAAGCCTTCCAGCTCTGGGTTCTCAGCAGCAATCATTGCGCCTTCCTGGCTCGGCGCGTCGGCATACTGAGGAAGCGTAGGCAGGCCATTAAGGAGCACGTCACCCATATACGGCATAACGGCCTGATACGCTGAACGCGCATCCGCTGCGTTGTCTGCCTCGATGCCGCGCTTACGCGCTAATTCACGGTTGGCCGCAGCTGCCGCTGCAACATTGTCGTCAGTCGCAGAGCCAAACATTGCTTTGGAGAGATTGCTAAACCCCTCGGCAAGCCCTGGATTCATCCAGCCAGAATATGCGTTGTCTCTGCGTCCCATTTAATTAGTCCCCGCGTTCGCTGGAGTTGAAGTCACGAGCCCTTGGTTTGCTGCTTTCAGCTTTTCCTGATCGGTCAAGAAATACTGCATACCGAGCTGGCCCAGGCCACGCAGCGCGTCACCCAAGTAGTAATTACCAGCCTGAACAGGCAGCTGAGCGGATTGCAGCTCGGAGCCCAACACCTGAGCGCTGCCGCGCATGAAGTTACGGTTCTGATCGATGAGTCCTGCGTTGTCGCCAAGCACGCGGCCTTTGTCTCGCATGACATCGCCAAACGAACGAAGGTTTGCAATGGCCGATGCAAGCGTGCCAATACGCTGCATCGCAGCTGCGTTCATGCGCGCTTGAGCATCAGCCGTAATGCCTCGAGCTTGCGGCGCAGAAGCGAGTGCTTGAGGCTGCCCTGCTGTCTGCTTTGCATACGCAGCACGAAGGTCAGCCGCACGATTGCCCATCTCAGCATTAACGTCGCCCTGAAACTGCCCAAGACTGTTACCAAACGTCTTAATGTTTTCATCGGTCAGCGCCTTTTGCCGCTCTGCTTCGGCAGCCGTGTATGCCTGGGTGCGGCCCACATTGCGGTCAATCGCTGCGGCATACGCTTTGGCTGCGCTGCGCGCATTTAAGGCAGAGCCAAGTTGACCCAATGCGTACATCCACCCGGCGTTGTTCACGCCGAGCGTTGTATTGCTGTCTGCTGGTGCTGGTGCTGGTGCTTCTGCCATGATTGCTCCTTAGCCGCCAACAACCTTGCCGCTGCCGCCGTTATTGAGGCTAAACAATGGGTTCTGGTCGTACTGATTGATCTGGCGACGCTCGAGATCAGACTGCGTAGCCAAGCCTGCCGTGAAATCGCTAAACAGCTGTCCCAACGGAGAGAAGCTGGGCATCTGGTTAAGCGTTGCTGCGCGCGCCGCTGCGTTACCGCTAATCAGGTTCGGATCAGCGAGCGATTGGTTCTGGGTGTACAGCTCATTGCGTGCCGCATCGACGTTGGAACGCGCCTGATTGGCGTAATCCATGCCGGTGTTGTAGATGTCGAGCTTGCGCTGGTTGTACTGCTCTTGGAGGTCCGCCATCTTTTCAGCGCGGGTTGATGATTGCAGATTGCCGGAGCGAGCCAGCGCTGCCACCAGGCTGCGCATGGAATCTTGGAACTGATCCTCCAGCTCAGGCATTGCGTAACCCTGATATGCCTGAGAACGACCGCCATAGAAATCATCATCGAACTGACCAAACGCGCCATCGATGCTGGTGCGCCCTTCGGTGATACGGTTCTGGCGCTCAATCTCGAGCTGGCGCTGGCGTTCGGCTTCTTTTGCCGCAGCTTCTTCTGCTCGACGCTGCGCTTCTTCTGCCTTCTTGGCTGCGCTCTTTTGCGCAGAATAGGATGCTGCCGATGCGATACCGATGACAGCTGCTGTTGGGTTACACATGGCTTGCTCCTTACCCTACGACACGGCTACTGCCGCCCGACGTGCCAGTTGAATTAGATGATCCAAACACCGCAGGACGACCGCCGTAGCCTGGACGGCTGGCTGCGTACTGCATTGGATCGACAAAGATGGATGCCAGGCGCGACATGCGGGACGTGCCTGCTAGATTCTCAGCGCTCTTGCGAGCCTCATCAGCGATTGCTGATGCGTTTGCTACGCTGGAATTGCGCTGAATAAGGCGTTCTCTTGCTGCGTTTGCTTCGTTGCGCGCTTGATCTGCAATGGTATCGCCGCCCTCATCGACCATATCGATCGCGCTGCGGTACTGCGAACCAAGATCCTCGACACCCTGATTGCGGGTTGCATAAGCGATGTTGTCGATGCCGGAAAGCGCACCTACCAAGCGACGCAGCTGGTCTTGATACTGCGTATCGATGTCGCCGCGTGCGTAATCTTCGTACTGCTTGTCCAGCTGCGAGTAGTAGCTGTCGTTGAACCGTGAGAAGGCGTCGTCGATGTTGGTGCGGCCCAGGCTAATCTGACGCTGGCGTTCCTTTTCAGCTGCAATGCGGGCTTCCTCTGCGCGGCGAGCTGCTTCTTCTGCTGCGCGCTGGCGGGCTGCCTCTTCAATCTCTCGCTGCTTTTGCGCGGCCCTGCGCGCCTGCTCTGCTGGATCTACTGGAACCGGCTGTATAGATGGTCTACCGCCACCGCCACCTGATGAGCACATACCTTCACCTCTAACGTAGTTCTCCGCCGCGCCGCCATTTCACATGCGTTGCGTCGGGTCCGCGTGTCCAGGCGAAGGACACAAACATTTCGCCGTTTTTGCCGTAACCGGGGATCTCGTACTCTTTTTTGAGCCCCAGCCACTCAATCCATTCGTGCGCCTCGGCATGCGTACCAAGGCTAAAACACTCCATGCGGTGTACGCTGTAAGTATTGATGTCGTCGAAAAAATGTCTGACGATATACTTGCTTACCGCTGCTTTTATTTTACCGAAGTCATCGGTCGCAAACATCCCGATTTGCGCCACTCCAGGACGAACCATCGTCCATCCCATCACCACCGTCGGCCTGCCGTCGTCCAGACAAAACACCTTGATCGTCTGATGCGGGGCGTAGTCCACCGACAACTTGTCGGCCAACTCTTTCCGGTTGCGAACGTCGCAAATTGCGGACAGCTCTTCGTAATCCTTTTCGCGCATCCGATAGGCCGCATCCCAGACAAATGGGATGGCCAGATCGCATACCCTCATCCCGCCTCACCGCTGGTGTAATGCAGGACCATATTGCCTATTTTTGCAGCACCCGACGTGTTGTTGGTTAGCCTGAACGCCAGCGTCGTGCCGTATTCCTGTAGCGACGCATGGCCCAGGTCGTAGGTTGTTTCGTGTACCGTGGCGACGGTCTGGCGAACTGTCAGATCGTTGGGGTCGGTGCAGGTTTCGATCGTCCATTGGCCTTCGCACGCAATGTCGAGGCCGGTAAATGACTTCTTGGTGGCAGGCGAGCTGGCGTCGAGATACGGCAGCTGGACCGTCACCGTCGAGTTGTCATAGGTCGCGCCATCGTCGCCACCGAATAGGTACAGATTGTTGTCTGCTCGGCAGTAGAGCTTTCTGCCCACAATCGCCCAAGCCTCAACAGAGAATCCAGGCTCGTAGGTGGACCAAGCGCTTACCTTGGACGCCGAGAAGTAGCTGAACACATAGATTTTGTCGCCGATTGCCAGCATGTAGCGGCCATCACGCGGCTCCAGAACGCCTACTGCATCCTGTGCGGCTAGGCGGTTAGTGCGCAGCTCGTCGGTAATCAGGGAGTCAATCGCGTTCCCGACATCGCTGGTAAAAGCTGCGTTGTACGCATCGCGAGACCGCAGCGAGCGAATACCTGATTCGGACAGGTAGAACACGTCGGCGTCGCCCCACTCCACCACGGAGCGTGGTGCAACCGCGCCGGTATTGTTCAGCACCTGGAGCTGCTGGTTTGCTGCGGCATCGACATCGATAAACCAAATCTGCACGGTCCGCTCAGAGAAAACGGCCAAATTGGTCTGATAGCTCGCAATGGCGGTCAGCGCTTCGGAGCCTTCCGCGCTGTTGGAGAGATTTACAAAGCCAGCACCGCCAACCGTATCGGTAATATCGGTCGGATCGTCGATTTTGGAGAAGTGCAGCGCAGACCCGGATACTGAGTACATTTTGGCTTTCGCGGTTTTCGCGAACTCGCCAGGAATGTAAGTGCTCGGGGTGGCAGCGCCGCCCGCTAGATTGGTTAATGTGGTGTTGGTTGTCGCGTCGCCCGTGTTAATCAGGACAACGCCGTATCCATTCGGCGTCGTGCCGCCATCCACGGCCACCACGTTCACCTTGTCACCAACCGAGGTGGCAAAGTAATCCGGGGAGCTTGGATAGTCATTGATTGCTGCGGCAACGGCTGCGGCAGTCGTCGTGTTGTCGCCGGTATGCAGGATTGGGCTGCCGTTGATGCGCACACCATTGACCGTAATCAAGGCGATCGAGTTATCCACGCCACCTGTCATGTTCACCAGGCTGCCCACGGTAAAGCTGCCTGTCGTAGCCACCGCAAGCGTCATGCCATTGAACGCTGTGCCTGGGGTGACAGCGGTAATCGTTACCGTCGTTCCGGACGCAGAAGCCGTGAAGTCTGGGCTGCCGGTGAAGCTGTTAATCGCATTAGCAAGCGCTGATGCGGTGGAGCTGTTATTGCCGTCGTGCTGGACCGTCCCGGAGATCAGCGGGTACGTCCCAATGCGAATTTGTGACACGGTATCGGACGGCGAGTTAATCCCGCCAGTCACGTCGAAGCTCGCTGTTGCCTGAACGCCACCAGCCGTGCCGCCAGTCACAGTAAAGCTGGCGCGCGCTCTACCATCTTCCCAGCTACCAATCCGGCTGCCATTGTAGAAATGCCATACCGAGCCATCGTTGTACTGCGCGATCACATACGGCAGACCGTTAAAGCTCGAGGTGTGCAGGATCTTTGTCATGTCCAGCGAGCTCGGATGAGAGAGCTGCTGGTACGTCAGGTTGGCTGGCGCGTCTGCTGGAAGCGTGACACCTGCTGCCGACCCAAACGTGTACAAGCTGGTTCCTACGGCATGCAAGCCGAAAGACCCGGCTGGCAACGAAGAAACCGGCACGAATGCCGGTCGCTTTTCGATTTCGCCACCGCGCGTAATGTGCGCGTTGGTTAGCTGGAGTAGAGATCCTGGGACGCTTGAAACCGCCATGCGGCGGGTATCTAGCCCTGCTTTGAAATCCTCAATAAGAAAGTACGGCATGTCACGGCTTCTGTACGGCCACCATCGGCGGACCCTTCGGTGTGTAAGCTAATGGCTCGTCCTGGCTCATCACGAACGAATCCGACTTGGAGTTGCGAGCCTTGAGGCGCTGGTAATGCGCTGCGGCCTGCAACAATTTGTCCTTGGCGTCGCCCGCCTTCTGGCGCTGCAACAGCTCACCAGCGGCGAACAAAACAATCAGCTGGTCGTCGAGATCAGCGCGATCGCTGTCTGCCACCAGCGAATTGAGATTGCGAATTCCGGTGAAGCGCAGAATGCCGTCCGAATTGGCTGCGCTGCCGTCCTGGCTCGGGATCGGCCAGACTTCGATCTGATTGTTCTCCGCCTCTTGGTAGCGATAAACCGGATAGCTGCGGATGTCTTTGTCTGAGTCGTACTGATTCAGGTGCTCAATACCAATGCCGAACCCAAGCTGCTGCCAGCGATCGCCCCACTTGAACTCCATGCGCTCGATGCGCTCATAGGTCAGGTTGCTGGGGATGCTGTAATAACGCAGTCCGGCTTGCACAGGGACATCTACGCGCACGCGCAGAAATGGCCAGGCGTAATCTTCCCAAAGCCGTTTCTGCTGGCGACGCAGAATCGAAATCAGCACTTCGCGGGTGGAAGCGCCGAGTGATGGAGCAAGGGCGTGGCCAGCCTCAGCACGCAAATCTTCGATCAGTTGCCCAAGGGTTGTGCCACGCGACATTGCTTATTCTCCAGAGTCAGTTTCAGCGGTATCTGCTGCCTTGCGAGAGCGTGTTTTCTTGGTCAGATCTTCAACAATCACGTCGTCTTGAACGCGGGCTTCTTTCAGGGTTTCTGGAAGATTGCCGAACTGGCCAAACAAACTCGCTACCTTTTCTGCGCCATACACCAGGCTCAAGCGCTCGCGCTCTTGATCGTGGTCAATTTTGGCGTTTTCCTTGATGGTGATATTGCGAACAGAGTCATCGCCATGCGCTCTACGCAGTAGTGCAATTTCTGGGGCGGTAACGCCGTCTTTGGTAACGCTGTTTCCAATATCGCCTCCGATGAGGACGAGGCATGAGCAAATTTGCATAACATCTCCTTAATATGAAAAAGGGGGAGCAGCCGAAGCCACTCCCCCTACCCTCAGTTACGAGAACTGATAAACACCGTGACAGTTGAGCTGGGAAGCACCCAGAACAGCAGTCGTGGTGATAGAACGGTACATAACGTACTGGTCAGCCGGACGTGCCGGTGAGTGACGCTTCATCTTTTCGCCGTCCATGTACATCAGGTTCAGCTTGGAGCTGTCCACAACGTAGCAACGCTTAGCGAAGTCGGTAGCGCCACCCAAAGACGTACCGATGTCGTCCATGCTCGGGTCGTACTTGAATACAACGCCCTCAAGGGTGATGTCGCCAACGCCAATGTCGGTGCGGCGAGCAAAACCGTTCTGGGTGAAGTAACCCTTGTTGCGCAGCTCGGTAGCCAGGCGATCAAGGAAGTCAGAGCCACACAGAGCGATGTCCGGCTTGCCGCCGTAGCGACGCAGCTGGCGGAATTCGCTGTTCAGCTCTTCGGTCAGCTCGACGCCGCCAGCGGTGGTTGCAACGGCCAAGTTGACGCGATTACGCCACCAGCTGTTAGCAGCTAAGGACTGGTCGATGCCGCCAACGGTAGTACCCGCAGCGGTCGGATCGTCCTTCACGACAGAGCGAATACCAGCGATCGCTTTCGGATCGGCAGTACCGTCGCCCCACAGAAGATCGTTCACGCCGCGAGCGTAGCCTTCCATCATGTCCTCGAGCTTGTCCTGGAGCAGATTCGCCAAAGCGGTCTGATCGCGGCCAGAGTGATTGGAAACGCTACCGCTGTTCAGAGAATCGACAACAGAAATGCCGTCGTTCTTGAGCTCGGTCAGGGTTACGCTGATACCAGCATGGTGCTCACGCCAGGTGTAGTTGGCGCGCTTGATGTTTGCCGGGTTAGCGTAAGTCACGGTGTCGTTGTGGGTGTAGCCAGCAACGGTAGTGGTGTAAGTACCCTTAACACCAACAGAAACCTGACCCTTGCCACCAGGGAAGGTCTTAGCCTTCGCATCAAGAGCTGCAAGCAGCGGCTTGTCCTGAATGGTCTGTGAATAAACCTTGCCCTTGTCAATGTAGTAGTCAAGAGCGGCGTTGGCGATGTTCGCCAGTTCAGCAGCAGTAAATGCCATGATAAATACCTCGTCAGAAGATGATTAAAGTCATGCCCTCTGAGCCAAGGTGTTCTGAATAACGTCCAGAAGCGACTGCGGCTCAGGTGTGGGCGTTCCACTTACCTTTCCACCGACCGCTGTTTTCATGGGCTGTTTTACGCCTTTGACCGTTTTCAACCTGGCAGATACAAAGTCATACGCTTCTTTTGCGATGGACTGTGCTTCCTGGTTTGAACGCGGCCTGCCCCTCTCGGCGACAAGAGCTTTAACGCGGTCCTCAATCATGTCTGCTTTAAGGTCGTAATCAGGGTCGTTCTTTCGGACGCTTTGTTCCCACGCTGTCACCGACTCGGCCATCGAACGTGCTACGTTCTGTGCCTGTGCCTGGCGGTAGCGCTGGTTCTCAGCTGCCGCAAGATCAGCTTGGCGCTTTACATCTAACTGATTTCGCCATAGGGTCTGAGCAGTTTCTTGGTCCACATAGCCATCTTCGACTTTCTGGGCCAATTCTTCCGGTAGGGTTACGCCAGCTGCTAGGGCTAAATCCCCAACAATCTTGCTCAACTCCTGATAAGCCGACTCAGGATTCGCCTTCATCATCGCCATGAGCTTGAAACCCTGCGCCACCTCATCGGCGGACAGGCTATTCGTGTCCATGAACTCCTGAACGAAGTCGTAATTCTGTGCCTTCTCCCGGTACTCATTCCGCTGACGGATCAGCTTCTGAAAACGCGGATGCTTGTTGAAGGGCAGTTTTGAATAGTCCTCCTCCTCGTGCGCTTCGGAGGCCAATTCTTCGTGCTCTTCTCCCTGGTCCGTTTCCTCTTCTTCGGCTGGCGAAGCCTCTTTAGAACTCCCTTCGTCCTCTTCGTTGTCGTCGGATTTCTCCTCAACAGCGCTTCGGACTACGGCGAGCAGACCTTCATCATCATCGCCCTCGGCAGCGGATGACTCTGCCTCAACTTCAACCGCTTCTGCGGTAACATCCTCTTCGTCGGTGGACGAGACCGACTGGTTTTGCATTTCTGCCATAACGTCCCTCCTATGCCTGTATTTTGCCGACAATCTGTCTGCTGTACAACAGACATCAGACACTTATCGCGCAAAAAAACTAGACATTGTTTGGTCCCATCGATGGCAACGATCCGCCTGCTTGAGCAGGGGATGGCATTGCCACCACATTGTTTCCACCTGCTGCACCCTGCATGTTCGGATCAGCTGCACCGCCGCCCATGCCACCCATCGCAGCTTCTGCATTCTTAACAGCATTCATCGATACGATTGAAGGTATCTGATTGGCGAGTGCGGAATCGATGTCGAGCTTGTCGTCGAGGCGCTTGAGTACCTGCTTGACCAGCCACTTCGGATCGATGCCCGGCATTTGCAGCAAGTACGGCAGCATGCGTTCGATGTTGCGCAGCTCGGCTGCTTGGTTCGGCTTGCCAGTCGAGCCTGCTTCGATCTCCAAGAACACTTCCTCCTGGATCTCTTCGTAAGACAGCTCAGGCCAGATTGCACCCGGACCGACGATCTTCTTAACCTGCTCGGTGCTCATTTCGGTCAACAGGATCTGACCTGCTGCGCGCGTAACCTCGGACATGAAGCTATCCAACTCGTCGATCTGTGCGCCCAATGCGGACATGCGAGCAGACTCAGCAATGCTGGTTTCGGTCGCCGTTGAGCCAGACACGCCACCAAACTGCGCTTCCTGGCTACCCACGACCAGCTGGATGTCGTCGAAGATTGTGTTCACTTCGTACAGGTTCGGATCAATACCGATCATCTTGACCGGCTGGATCAGGTCGCCGACCTTCTCGCCTGCGGCCATGCCCTGAATCTCGATGACGGCATTTGCCGGATGCGCCTTGAGCTTGTCCTTATCCTCGTCCTCCAGTCGGCCAGCCGGGCTGACATACTTCGGACGATTGGCGCGACGATGCTCGCGCAGCCCCTGGCGAGCACGGTTGTACTCGGCCTGCATCGGCGCGATCAGCTGCACGTCAGACGGCGGATAGATTTCGTCCTTGTGCTCAACTTCGTTGAACACCAAAGCAAAGATCGGCCAGAAGGAATCGACCTTGAGCTTCGGAGCCGCAGGTTCCATCAGAAAGTCCTTATGGCCCTCGGCGACAACATAAACAAGGCCAGATGGTTTGTCGTACACCTCATACACGCAAACCAATCCCTTCTGGGTTTCCTCGGTCGAAGTCTCAGCCAGCACGCCCATCTTGATGGTTGCGCTGTCCTGCTTGCGGCCCTTGGTGTCGTATGGGGTAAATTTCCCTTCTAAATCAACATCATAGATTTCCTTCACCTCGTTCGGAGTTAGGAACAGTTCGTGTGCGATCCAGCGCGCGCCAACAAAACCACGCAGTTGGCGGCACATTGGATCAACAACAATGGCGGTTGATTCCGGGAAGTCGAACAGCAAGCCCTCGCGAATAATCATTTCCGGCTCGTTCACCAGCGCCTTCAATGACAGCATCAGTTCTTCTATTTCCGGATCATCCTGGTTGATCTCGCCCTCGGCAGCCTCGGAGGCAATGCGACGCAAGTGATCGATCTGCGCGGTGATGTCGTTGATCTTCGCTGCGATCTCAGGATGGCGGTCCATTTCGCGCTGGAAACCCAGCTTCACATAGCCCGCAGAAGTCGTAATCACACGACGAACCAGGCTCTTCATCTGCGACTTGAAGCTCGGCTGGGATTCGTCCATGAAATAGCTGAACAGCGCTTCCAGGGTCATGCCCACGGCTTCGACCTTCCGGCGCTTGTCGGTGACTGCTTCGTATTCAGCAATCAGCATGTCTGCCTGCGGCGGGACCATTTGGCCGGCCATCATGGCCTGCGTTTTCAGCTGATACGCCTGAGCCAGTTTCTTCTCGTCGCCATCCCAATTCACAAAGTCCAGGCGGTTGCGACGCTTGGCCACAGCACGCGGATTCTTTGCGTACAGGGCTGCGGTGCGCTGCTGCACATGACGGTTAATCAGGTTTGCGGTGTAGCGATTGCCGTCCCACTCGCGATCGTCATAACCGTGCAGGGCCATATCCATGTCCCGACGCATCTGGTCAAACTTCTTCTTGTGGTGCGCCTTTGCCGCATTGACACGCGCAACCACGTCCGAAACGAGCTGCTGCCGGCGCTGGGTCGGCTCTTTATCCTCACACTCGCCGCCAGTTGCGACGATGATTTCCATTGATTCTTCCATCAGAAGCCTCCTGTCATACGTTCAAGTCGTTCCTGCCGCTCCCGGAATTTGCTGTCCATCTTTACCCAAGCAAGTGATCCGGTAGCAGGAAGCTCCTGCTTCGGCTTAGTTGCACCAGGCCCAGCCTGACGCCCCAATCCCAAACCAATCCAGGCAATCGTGTCCACAAAGTCGTCATGCCTGGCGTTCGGAAACTTCAACAGCTCGTCGATCGCTTTATGCGCCCAGGCCGGACCTTTGGGGAACTTCACCTTGCCCATCGCCATGCGGCCTTGAATCGACTGCGCGCGCTGTACCTTGTTTGCTACCGGGGTCACTTCCTCGATCGCGCAGTAGGTATGCTCTTCAACCATGCGCTTACGCAAAAACGGCCCGATTGCCTTACTAATATGGCCCTTCTCTGCCCACCATAATAAAGGCTTCCACCGCTTCATCATACGCAGCATTGCGTTGACCACATGATCTGCGCTCTCTTGCTCCCACCAGCAATCCAACAGGTAAATGTCGCCCATCGAATCGACGCCAACGACCAGCAAAACCGTGCTGTCTGAGCGACGACGATCCTGGCCAATCGCGTGATCGCTTGCGGCGTAAATGCGCAAGTCGTCCGGCAAATTGCGCTTGTCGTACATAACGATGTAGTCACGCCGGAAAAAGTCGCCGTCCTCTGGTGTTGGACGCTGTTGGTAGAGCGCGGAAAAGCCTCTAGGGTCCAAGCGACGCTGCGCCTCCATGAATTCCATGTCAAAGCGCTCAGGCCAAAGCAGCTCGCCCTTCTTACGTCCAAGCGGATCGTCGTTTTCGGCAATCGCAGGCAGGTTGATAACCTTCCACTTCGACGCCTCTTCTTCGCTGTAATTCGGGTTGGTTGGATCAGTCAGGCGGCCAATCAAGTCGTCCTCGTTCCAGCGCGTGTGAACGATGATGACGCTGGCGGCGCTATTCATCAGACGAGTCATAGCTACTTGGGTGAACCATTCCCATAGCTTCTGCCGAACCGATGGGCTTCCCGCTTCTTCGGCGTCCTTGATCGGATCGTCGATGATGAGGAAATCCGCACCACGACCTGTGATTGATCCGCCACGACCCACAAACGCAGCCATGCCGCCTCGGTCTGCTTGAATGCGACCTTTCGACGCGCCGCCCTGGCGCAAGGCGAATTGCGGAAATGTCTGCTTAAACGATGGCGACTGGAGAATGTTGCGAACGTCCGCACCAAAGTCCTGCGCGAAATCTTCGTTATACGTTGCGAAGATGATGTTGCGATATGCGTCCTTCCCCATTAGCCAGGGAATGAAGCGACGCGAAATCAGCTCGGACTTACCATGTCGGGGTGGAAGCGTGACGATCAGACGCGGAATGTGGCCCTTCTCTACCTTCTCGAGCACCTTTGCCAATGCGCGATGGTGCTTTGAATCCTTAAACATCGACTGCTCGATGTCATCCGGCGCGTCCGGCGCAGGCATGGTGAACTTCACAAACTTCAAGAAGTCATCGCG